ATTCGAAATGTTTTCAGTGATCCCAGTAAAGTATTTGACGACTTGTTAACCATTGAGCCTATTGTTGCATGTGCTAAAGATATTGGTCGATATTACGACGACTTAATTCAGGCCAGTCTTTGGTATCAGACACTAGGGGTAGGCAAGCACACTGTTAACGGTAAGGAAATCATTGTTGATCTTTATGAATTAAAGAAAAAATTGTGGTTGTGTTTAAATTCTGTTAATGCACTAGAAGGCATAAGATTTTATGTAAGCTTTGCCTGCTCGTGGGCTTTTGCTGAATTAAAGAAAATGGAAGGCAATGCAAAAACTATCAAATTGATTGCCAGAGATGAAAATATTCATCTTGGTAGTACGCAGACATTGATTAAGTTGCTACCACAAGACGACCCCGATTATGCAAAATTAAAAATAGAAACAAAGCAAGAATGTGAACGTATATTTCTAAATGCTGCCGAACAAGAAAAAACTTGGGCAGAATATTTGTTCAAAGATGGATCGATGATAGGATTGAACACACAATTATTATGTCAGTATGTTGATTGGTTAACTTGTAAACGAATGACGGCTGTGGGATTAGATTGCGGAATCAAACCCGGAAGTAATCCGTTACCTTGGACTGCTAAATGGATTGCTGGAGCCGAAGTTCAAGTCGCACCTCAGGAGACAGAGATAAGTAGCTATGTGATCGGCGGAACCAAGCAGGACGTCGATCAAAGTACATTCAAAGGATTCACATTATAATGATTATTGTATACACAAAAAATAACTGCCCGTTTTGCGAACAAACAAAATACTTTTTAGATAATAAAAAGGTCTCTTATTCAGTCGTAAATATCGACGATGATGCCAATGCAAAACAATTTGTAATAGATCAAGGCCACAGAACAGTGCCACAAATTTATAATGACGATACACTAATAGTCGAAGGCGGCTATAACGGTCTTGTCAAACTAACTGAAGATCAATTAAAGGAAAAATTCGGTGTTACAATCTAAAGGATACCAACCAGGAACTATTGCCTGTTTTAAATTAGTAAATGGCGACGAAGTTGTTGCTAAAATTGTCGACGCTCATTTAATGGGCTGGACTGTAAACAGACCTTGCACAGTTATACCAAGTCCACAAGGGTTAGGTTTGATGCAAAGCCTATTTTCTGGTGATATAAATAAGGATGTAGAGCTTAAAAAGGAGCACGTAATGATGCACTCTCCGGTAATTAAGCAACTCGAGGACCATTACCTACAAACCACAACTGGAATTCAAACGGTAAGTAAAGGTCCCATTGTAGTTTAAGGACTTTTATGTCGGTAGTGAGACAAGGTGACATGTTTGGATATGGTGGTATTATTACCGCGCCAGCTAGCTCATCTGTAACAGTTAATGGTAGACCAGTAGCGTTATTTGGCGCCATATATACTCCCCACTACGGCTGTACTCCTAAAACATTTATTCATTGTTTTGGATTCGTATTTGATTTACCAGCGGGGGTTACTATAGAAGGACAAACTCCAATAACCAAAGGCGGATTGGGAATATGTGGACACAAGCCTACCACTGCCAGCAGCGACGTTTTTATTGTCGGCGGCGGGTTGGGCATTGCTGGTGCAATTTTAGGTGCAGCCCTTCAAGGCGGTTTTTCGCCTGCAGATGGGGGCGCAGATGCAGTTGGGGGCGGACTAGCTAGTACGGCAGAACAAACAGCAATTAATCAAGCACTGGGCACCGCCGAGACCGCAGCTACTTCGGCAATTTCTGGTTTTACTGATTCATTTAGTCAGCTAGCTGACAGCTTCAGTGCTTTCACTGAACCTTTGACTTCTATTGCTGAGTCAGTGGGCACTGTCACTGATACAATAAAAACTGCACTAGGTGGAGGAATAATAGGAGATATCGCAGTGGGCGCAGCTAGGTCTGCTGCCACTTCTGTGGTCACTTCTGCCTGGGGATCTTATGTAGTAGATAACTCTGTCAGAACTTCTGCCCCACCTCCCAATTCTAGTCGCACTGTGATTGCCGCTGCAACTACATCTCCTTCCCAAACAGGAACAGACACTTTAACAGTAAGAACTGAATCGCCCACAATTACTGTATGATTGATTAATAAAATGGCCATTCCTAGACAATATTTAAATAATAGTCCGCAAATTGCAATAGCTAATCTAAGCCCGTTGCAACTAGCTGCTGCATATTACATGGATCAAGGGCAGCAAATTCCTTTTTTTATTAATCAGGAATTTCTAAGACAGATGACTACCTTTGCTAGTAGCGGAATAATAACCCCAGAGATGATATCTGTTCCTGGAATCGCAGTAGTACTAAAAGGCGACGACGTATATGTACAAAGACGAGCAGCAGATTGCGGGCCAGATGAAACTGATAGATACGAATATGTGTATGCAGGAACTAAACAAGATTTACTTCCAGACAGTTGGACTTTTGATGGAATTTTGGTTAGGGGTGGCAGCGCCGCAAATGGCGCAGGCGGTCCTTGGGGAACAGGTGGATTGACTAGTCAAGATCCTACTCCTAATAATGGAGTCGACCGTCAGCCTGACATAGTAACAAATTTGGATGCTACTTACGGAACAAATGTTTCTACTAGCACATCGGGGATAGGATAATGCCTTTAGATACAGGTAATACAACAAGTTCGGGTCCAACTATACCAGCTGGCCAAGCAAATAGCACTGACAACAACTATGCTTACAACATAGAAATGCCTCAGTATAATAATGTGCCGTCAGTCAGCAGTTTATATCAAGGAACATTAAGCGCTCAAGGTAATTTGGTTGCCATGCAATTAAATCCTGGTGCTCCTAAATTTAAATCGTTGGGATTTGTTCCTCGTGGAGTTGATCTTGAAGAAGCAGTTGTTCAAATTCCTTATCTAACAGGATATCTCAGAGAATATTGGAAAGATCCAACTCAGGCTAGATTTGGAGAAGATTCTGCTATTCCGGCATTAACCGGAGTTATGCCTTCATCGATTCTAGAATTGCAAGGCAATGCGTTATACTATGTCGATTTGCAACTTACTAGATTGTCTGGTAGTAACTTTTTTGATAATTATGCGTTTATTAATAGTTTCAATCAAATTTTAGGCTGGGTTACCACTAGTAATGAATATTTGGCTGCATTAAAAAATTCACAAGAAAATAACTTGGGATATTACGGTGCTAAAAATTATCAAGAATTTTTAACACAAGGATTTAGTAACTACGGTGTGGGAAATTCACTGAGAGCTGCCATAGGTAATATGGGCACCATGATAACAGAAATTAAAAATGGTCATTTCGGTACTGCAAATTCTGTAGCAAAGCACTTGCTGGATAAAGGACTAGGGGCCATTGGCGGTCTATCAACAAAATTGACAGCAGCCGATGTAAATTTTTCAAACATTTACGATGATTTATATACTCAAGATATAACTTTGGCACTAGAATCTATTACTGGTGCAGGAGACTTGGTAATAATTCAAACAGTGTTGGGAAGCACCATTCCTAACCTTAGGAGTCCCTTAGATTATACCAGTATTGAAAGAGCCTCGGGCGGAAACAATGACAGTGTGTTTTCAAATTTTCAAGCATTTGGGCTAGACTTGTATCAAAGAGCCCCTGGTTTAACAGTGGCAAATGGACAAGAATTATTAGCAGTGATAGATCAAGTGTTGGCGCAGGTTCCTGCCAGTGTAGAATCGTTGTCAACTCCTACTAGTTTGTTACCTGCTGCAATAATAGATGGGCTACGAGAATTCTTGCCTACTGGGCCAAATAGCGGACCGATATCAATTTTAAATGTAATAGGAATGGCTTCGGGATATTTGATCAGTCAAATTACTGCGGTTAATCAAGCAATAGATCAATTAAGTAAAACCAGTTATGGAAATCAAATTAGGGCTGCATTGACTGCTGTCAGTGAAACATATACTGCTTATTCTGCTGTTGCCTCTTCTTCTACTACCTTCACGAATGGAGACATAGTAGAAACTATTGCAATTTTTTCACAGCCTGAAATAGATAATGCACTTAGAATATACAATAATGCTGTGGATTCTTACTATAACCTTTTAAGGGCAGCATCCACTGACCCACAGACTAGTGGTATTGTTGAAAAGATAAACAAAAATTGGTTAGAGCTTTGTCAGTTCACTTACTACGAAGTTGTAAACTATAATAAAGCTAATATTACAGCAGGGTCGTTCAATGACAATTCATTGATCTATGGTTTTGTAAATAGTTTACCAAGTTATGCAGCAGACAGTCAAAGCATCGGCACTGACTACTTGTTGTTTGGTATGTGCCAGCCTAATCAGGCGGGCGACATTGTTAAATCTTTATTAAATCAAAATAAAAATAACAACATTCTTAGCAGTATCGGTGTCCGAATAACCGGTGCAGTATAAACCAAATTACTTGTTTTATATCAAAAAATAGCTATAATAGTGTCTGTTAACTAGTTAAGTTACCAGTTTATCCGGTAATTTCACTGGTATATAAAACACACTCTTAAAGAAAG